AAGAAAATTACAATCGGTGGTCAACTAGAACCAGAACTTCTTACTGAATAATCGGATATACGCTAGAGCGTATGATTTACACTTTTACGCTCTAGCGTAACACAAACACACAACACAGGAGAACCAAATGACTAATAAGAACCCATTTGAAATTAGAGCAGACATGCTCAAACTAGCAAAAGATTATATGGATCAACAGTACCATATGAACATCCAGTTTACTGAAAACATGATCGAACAAGGTAAGAAGAGCATTGAAGATATGCAAGAGTCTTACCAAATGTACTCCATGGATGACTTGATGACTAAGGCAAAAGAGATGTACTCTTTTGTATCTAAGAAAGATTAAAAATGAAGCCAAACACTAAGTTTACCCTTGGTGTAAAAGATGTGGAGCATATTGAGAATGCTCTGCATCTTCTTCAAACATCTATCAAGGATGATACCAAGAAAAAAGAAATCGTAGAACTCAAGGCCAAATTGCATCATCAAAAGAACTGGTATAGGCCTAGAACTAATTACGTCGGTGGTTAAGTTTATACTTGACAACCGTTTCTTTATTTGATACAATGTGAACAATACGATATATTATGAGGCGACATGAGTTTTTACACATCTGCACACCGCTATGGCAACAAGATTCTCTTTCGAGGTTACGATGCCAAGGGCAACCGCTTACACAAGCGAGTGCCATTCAAACCCACCTTCTTTCTACCATCTAAGACGCACCAGACAGACTGGAAAGCATTAGACGGCACACCTGTTGAGCCATTTGAACTCAATGATATGAGTGAGGCCCAAGAGTTTAATAAACGATATGAAGATATCGGTAACTTCAAAGTATATGGTAACAACAACTTTGTAGCACAGTTTCTTGCTAAAGCATATCCAGAAGATATCGACTACAAGCTATCGTCTATTCGTGTGGGTAACTTTGATATCGAAGTTGCATCTGATAGTGGCTTTCCACATCCAGATCAAGCAGATCATCCAATCATTTCTATTGCTTATAGAGACAACACTGTGGGCGTGTATCATGTCTGGGGTATGGGTGACTACGACTCTAGTAAGACAGAGCTAGACACAGACTGCTTAATTCAATATCGTAAGTGTGAGCATGAGGCAGAGTTGCTTCAAAAGTTTGTTGTGTTCTGGGAGAACAATTGCCCAGACATTATCACTGGTTGGAACATTCGTCTATTCGATATTCCATATCTTATCAATCGTATTGTGAAAGTGTGCGGCGACAAGACAGCCAAAGCGTTGTCACCTTGGGGCATATATAAGTATCGTCAGATTGGTATCAAGGGTAAGAGCATGGATGCATATGAAATCTATGGTGTTGCTCAGATGGATTACTATGACCTAGTACAGAAGTTTGGCTTCTCTCTAGGTCCACAAGAAAGTTACTCGTTAGATCATATTGCCCATGCTGTTCTTGGTGAGCGTAAGCTATCATATGAAGAGCATGGTTCTTTGCATACGTTATATAAGAATGATTATCAAAAGTTTATTGACTATAACATCCGAGATGTAGAACTGGTTGATCGTATCGATAAGCAAATGGGTCTTATGGAGTTGGCTCTTGTTATTGCGTACAAAGGTGGTGTGAACTATCCAGATGTATTTGGCACGACTGCGATTTGGGATTCTATCATCTATCGATATCTTAATATTCGTAACATTGCAGTACCACCGAACATTCGTAAAGAGAAAGACCCGTATCCAGGTGGCTATGTGAAAGAGCCTCGTACTGGTATGACGAAGTGGTTGTGTTCGTTTGACTTGAACTCTCTTTATCCGAACTTGATTGTGCAATACAATATGTCACCAGAAACGCTATTGCGAAACCCTAGTGACAAACTACCTGGCGGCGTAGACTTCTACATGACGCCCAATGATCCTTTACATCCTGCAAACCGTGAACGTAACGTAAGTGTTGCAGCGAATGGTTCGTGCTATCGTAAAGACAAGCAAGGTGTTATGCCAACTATCATCATTGGTCTTTATGATGAACGTAGGGTGACAAAAGATAAGATGCTAGAGATAGAGCAAGAGAACGAGAAGACTCCTTCTCCTGACTTGAAGCGTGAAATCAATCGTCTTGGTAACACTCAGATGGCTATTAAGATTTTGCTCAACTCTCTTTATGGCGCATTGGGCAATCAATACTTTCGCTACTTTGAGATGGATATCGCAGAGGGTATCACGCTATCTGGTCAGCTATCTATCAAGTGGGCAGAGAAGACTATCAACAATGCTATGAACAAGATACTTAAGACTGATGATGATTACGTCATAGCAATCGACACCGACTCTATCTACGTTGATATGGGTCCGCTTGTGAACAAAGTCAATCCACCTGATCCAGTCAAGTTTCTTGATAAAGCTTGTAGTGAGAAGTTTGAACCTATTCTAGCAGATGGTTATGCAGACCTCTTTCAACGTATGAATGCCTTTGAGAACCGCATGGTCATGGCACGTGAGGTGATTGCAGATCGTGGTGTATGGGTTGCTAAGAAGCGTTACATTCTAAACGTTCACAATAACGAAGGTGTGCAATACGCAGAGCCTAAGGTGAAGATGATGGGTCTAGAGGCAGTCAAGTCTTCTACGCCTATGGTAGTACGTAACAAGTTTAAAGAAGCATACTCAATTGTTCTACGTGGCACCGAAGAAGAGTTGCAACAGTTCGTACAAAACTTCTACAATGATTTTACTTCACTACCAGCAGAAGATGTAAGTTTTCCTCGTGGTGTGAGTGAAATTGACAAGTGGAATGATCTAAATACTATATACAAGAAAGGCACACCCATTCATGTTCGTGGCTCATTGCTATTCAATAAGAAGATGAAAGAGGTAGGCCTAGACCGCTCAATGGAAGCTATTAAGAATGGCACAAAGGTCAAGTTTTGTTATCTCAAAAAGCCCAACCCTCTCATGGAGAATGTGATTGCGTTTCCGCAGTTTCTCCCAAAAGAATTTAATATGCAGCAATACATTGATTATGATTTGCAGTTTGATAAAGCGTTCAAAGAACCTCTCAAGCTAGTAACAGATGCAATGGGTTGGCAAATTGAAAAGATAAACACATTAGAAGGATTTTTCTCATGACAGATGAATTTTTTGACTTTGGCTTTACTGCTGTAGACGAACACGAACTATCAGCCGTACAAGAAGCTAAGTCAACAATTACACAAGTCTCTACTACAGCAGAGACAACACAAGAGCGATTAGATGCTTTGTATAATGCGGTCATTCCGCTACTCACAAACTTAAAAGCAAACCCAGAGAAAGAATATATTCTCTGGCCTGATCGTACCGCAAAAATTGAAATGTTTGAGTCGAAATTACTTGACATTTACCAAGGTAAGTGATATAGTAGTAACAATGACTTTATAGAGGAGTATATAATGTCGCTAATTGAAAAACTAATGAAAAACTCCACCAGTAAGATGACGGCACCTATCATGGACTCAAAAGTCTATGGTAAGAAAGACATGGCAACTACACCTGTACCTATGGTTAACGTTGCTCTATCTGGTCGTGTTGATGGTGGCTTGACGCCTGGCTTGCTTATGCTTGCTGGTCCGTCTAAACACTTTAAATCTGCATTTGCATTGATGATGGCTGCGGCTTATCAAAAGAAGTATGATGATGCAGTAATCCTATTCTACGATAGTGAGTTTGGTACACCTCAATCATACTTCGAATCTTTTGGTATTGATATGGCACGTGTTGTGCATACGCCAATCGTTAACGTAGAAGAACTCAAGTTTGATATCATGAAGCAATTAGATGGTATCGATAAGAATGATAGAGTTGTTATTCTAATTGACTCGATTGGTAACTTGGCTTCGAAGAAAGAAGTTGATGATGCGATGGATGGTAAGTCCGTTGCTGATATGTCACGTGCAAAGCAAATGAAGTCATTGTTTAGAATGATTACACCACACTTGAATCTAAAAGATATCCCACTAGTAGCAGTCAATCATACTTACAAAGAGATTGGTTTGTTCCCGAAAGATATCGTATCTGGTGGTACTGGTGCATACTACTCTGCCGATGCAATATGGATTATTGGTCGTCAACAAGAGAAGGTTGGCACAGAGATTGAAGGTTACCACTTTGTGATTAACATTGAGAAGTCTCGCCATGTACGTGAGAAGTCTAAGATACCAATTACTGTTACATTCAATGGTGGTATCTCTAAGTGGTCTGGTTTACTAGATGTTGCAGAAAAGCTTGGTTACATCACCAAACCTAAAGTTGGTTGGTATGAAGCTGTAGACCCAGAAACTGGAGTAGTGCTAAGTGATAAGCTAATGCGAGCCAAAGAAGTCAATAGTAACGGAGACTTCTGGAAAATGATGTTTACAGAAACAAACCTTGCGGAAGCAATCAAAACCCGCTATACTGTAGGTGGTAAGGCTCTTATGGCTGATGACGTACAAGTAGACGAAACTATTGAGGAAGTGGTAGAAAATGATTGAAAGTGTTATCCTTGCTAATCTAACATACAATGAAGAATATGCAAGAAAGGTAATACCATTTTTAAAAGAAGATTATTTTGATGCTCAGTCATACAAGATAGTCTACAAAGAAATTGTATCATACGTTGATACATACAATGGGCTTCCTACAAAGGAAGCTCTACGTATCTCTATTGATGAGAAAGAAAATCTAAACGAGGAACAATACAAAGATGTTAACCTCGTTATAGACAATCTTAAACAAGAAGATGCACCAGATAGTGACTGGCTAGTTGATAAGACAGAAAAGTTTTGTCAAGATAAAGCTATCTACAATGCAGTACGTGAAAGTATTCTAGTACTAGATGG